GTATAGTTGCTGGTGGTGTCCCTGCTAAAGCACCGCCTCCTATAGCTAAATCTTGAGCAGTTAATGCCGCAATTTGAGCCGCTGTCAAACCAGTTGCGCCAACAGTAGCATTAGCTAAAGCCGCATCAAATGCTGGCACTCCCGATAAAACTCCCTCGCCTAAAAATGCCCCATTACCAATAGGCAAACCAAAAGCAGGGTTAAATGCCCCACCTGCCGCTGTAAAAGCCGTATCAAAGGCTGGAATGCCTGAAGCAACGCCCTCACCTAAGAAAGCACCATTTCCTATTGCAGGAGCACCAGCCGCACCTGCATTCAATAAGGTTGGCAATCCAAAGAGTACAGCCGCACCTAGTGCAAACTCTTTTAGACCACTTTTAACTTCTTGTTGAGTGCCAGTTTTCTCTACTTCACCAGTAGGTGTGTATTGGGTATACGCTCCACCTGCCCTGTTATCAGTAGCTTTGTAGGTAATAACATTCTCAATACCACCAATTTGCTGATCCATGCCAGAACCAGTAGTTTGATATACAGGCTGAACAATGGTATCTCCAAGGGTAATAGTCTGTCCTTGAGGAACTGTAGCCGCTGCTCGAGCCGCAACTGCCCCCTCATCTAACCCAACAGCATTAGCCATCTGAGCAGGAGAAACTCCATAGGTCTCCATAGCCGCAACGATCTGGGCATCAGTCATGCCTGGATTAGCTAACAGAAAATCTACAATTTGTGCGCTAGTTACAGCCATGATTGCTCCTTATTGTGGCTCAACAGGCCAAGTAATAGTCCAAGGGAAACCACTCTGCAAAGGAACATCTCTCAATGCTTGGCAGTAGTCTTTCCACTCTTGTGATGGAGTCATATCGCTACGAAATCTCCAATCAGTTTCTGTTAGTTTATCATCACGGGTCTGACGAACACTCTTAGCCTGTTCAGCATCCTTCTGAGCCTTATAAGCAGTCTCATGCTCAAGGGCTGTAGTTGTTACGCCCTCAACAGTAGTGTCTACAAAGACAGGGCCAAGCACATACTTTGTGTACCACTTACCATCTATTTGCTCAACGCCAGAGGCTTGAGAGTATTGGTAAACAGTCCCACCAGTAGCTTGTGGGCCTTCAAAGACTACATCAGCACCCAAAGCCGTTAAGACTTCAGTTGTTGTTGTTTCCCATGATGGGCCACCATTGGCTTTTGTGTATGCACGAAATTCTGCTTCGTACATGACTGCGCCTGTTTGTGTTCGTATTTGCATATAAGTCCTTTATGCTATGGCAATGCCAATGTAGGTGGCAGATGAAACATTGATGTCAGTTGCTGATAGCTGATTAACAATAAATCCTGTGCTGTCAGTATCTACGCTATCGTCTGTAGTGACTTCAGCCGCTGTTGAATTAAGGCTAAGGTGCGGGTCATTCCCACTCACAATTCCTCTAGCTGTGTCCCACACATACCAGTCTCCTGTAGAGTCGGTGCGCTTAATGAGAATCCACCTCGCCCCACCCGTGAATCCACAGTTAATTGTCTGTGATGAGCCATTGCCTGTGTATGAAAAAACTTTGGAAACACCTGCACAAGTGGCAAATAGGTAGGCTACGTAAGTTGCACCAGAGCCGTTTGTAGGCTGACCAGAACCAACACTAAATACAGTTGATGTTGGTGTTGTGTTATTCCAAACAGGGTCTGTAATCTCAGCAGTAGTGGAATTTAAACGCAAATACTTTGTATTGCCAAGACTGGCATTGTAAACAGTCCAATTTCCTGCATCAGCTCGATATTTAACAATCATCAACTCAGGCACAGCACCTAAGTTGTGTGAAAACGTAGTAGCACTTCCCGTCCCTGTATAGCAAACCTCATCAAAGAAGCTGGGGGCACGTCTGAAATTCCACCAAATAGAATCAACAGAAGCATAATAAGATGGAACTTGAATTTGAGTATTGTCCCAACCCAAAGTAATAGATGCAGTGGTTTCAGCGGCTGTGCTGTCACTTCTCAAGGTTGGTGTTGCACCAGAAAGATTTGGTGAATTAACACCTCTAAGCCTATCTTCCCATCTTGCAGGGTCGCCTGCCGAACGTGCTTGGGCAATTGATAAATCAACAGGGAAATTAGTAACAATCGCAGTTCCAGCCGATGCGTTTGCGGTATTGGGGCTAAACACACTAGTCCCACTCGTAGGCACTTTCATCGGGCCTCTGCGAATGGCTATGTAGATGTAGGTTTGTGATGCTTGTAAATCACCTTGAGTAACAAAACCTGTTGCTGTTGGATTTGCTGTGTCACTAAAGAATTCTTGACTAGACAAGTTTGGAAATAATCTTGCATCACTTGAAGAACCTGCATTAGCAAAACCACGCATATTGTCAACAATACGCCAGTTGTCTGTTGTGCTTGTGCATTTAAACATTACCCATTGTGGCTCATACCCCAAATTAACAGTTGCAACGCTACTTGCATCAGTAGTGAACGACCCACACGAAATCACATTGTCTGTACCAGTTAGGCCAAAGCCTCCTGCGTCATGGGCGAATAGGTAGGCTACATAAGTGCCGCCAGATTGGTTTACATTACCATTAGTGCCTACAGTAAATTCTGTTGATGTTGGGGTTGTGTTATTCCAATAGGTTGACGATGTACCCGCAGCAGATGTTGTAAATTGAAGAAATTTAGTATTACCTTGACTTATGTGGTAAATGGCCCAAGCAGAACCTGCATTTGTGCAGTCTTTGATAATCATGCAACCCGGCACAGAGCCAAGATTGTGGGCAATAGTTCTTGCCGAGCCATTACCTGTATAAGTCACAATGTCAAAAAACTTTGGTTGCTCTCGGAATGTCCATGAGGCAAAAGTATCGCCAGAGGAATTGTTGTAATCCCCCATTGTAAAGCCGTTAGCATTGAAAGCACTTACTGCATTGTTTGTTGCTTGTGCATTAGTTAAATCTGAAAACAGCGTCTTTCCAGCACCCCTTGCAGTATCCACAAGCGTGTGAACAGCAGATAAAGAACGAGATTTCAACCAAACCATTCCACCTTTACCAGACAAATCAATATCGTTGGTAATAGTCTGTGTAGAGCCGTTGCCTGTGTAAAGAAATGTGCTAAACACCGACTCTATATAATTTGGCTCGGCAACAACACCTCCTCCGAACCCATCGTAGGATGCAGCCCCACTCGTAGCTTGTAACGGCATTGTTATTCCTTATCTTTACAGTTATCAAAGTGCCAACGCTTTGCCATTGCTGGCGATACTAGTTTTTGGCAATGAGGACATTCTATTTTTGCTTTAGGTTTACCAGTTAAACCTGCTTTTATTTTTGCTTTATGTTCATCTGTAATTATTCTTCCCTTTAAAGCCTCGGAAGTCTTACGCTTTGTTTCTTCAGATGGTCTATAAGTTGTAGTCAATCTAGCTTTGGCAATATTAGCCCTACCTTCTTCAGACTTAGGTTTTCGCATCTTTTGTTTTGTTTCTTCAGAAACTATGCGACCTTTAAACAACTGAGTTACATATTTTTTATGTTCTTCAGTATGCTTGTAACCTTGAGCACCATCACCACCATCTGTCATGTTGGTCAATGGTATTCCAATATCACGCATTTCAGCAATTAAAAAGCATTCAAAATCAATAGCCTGTGCATCTAAAACATTTTCTTCAACTTTGGTAATAATTGGCTTCATACCAAGCGACATAAGTTTGCGTATCTTATTTAGCTTTTTTGACTTGCGTTTGGTGTAATACTTAGCCTCATCCAAATGAGCCTCGCAACGCTTACCATGCCCCTTACCAACGTAAAAGGGCATCCCATTTCTAGGGTCAGTCAGCGTGTAAACGTAAGCGGTGTTCATTAGGCTTTGAACTGTGTAACTGAGGCAAGGATAGTGAACGTAGCACTTCCAGTTTTAATTATGAGATACCTTATGCTATCAATGCCACTTGCATTTCCCGCAGTAGGCGCACCACCTAGCCACCTAGTAGTAACACCAGATGTAGTGCCATCAACTTGCACAGCAGAGTTGTAGTAAGCAGTAGAGCCTTGAGTCACCAAGAAAGCCACAGTCATTGATTGACCTGTACTCATCAAAGTATTCAATGACGTACCGCTAGAGCCTCTGAAATTAACAGTCCAGTTAGCACTTGCGTTGCTTGTGTAATACAGAACTGATTGAGTTGTAATGTCGTAGTTAATTGTGCCAGTAGCCGCAGTTGCTGATACTGTAGCCACTTCTGCTGCATCGTTTAAAACAATGGCAGTTGCTGATGAAGTTCCTGAGAATGTCTGTGTAGCCGTGAATGTCTGGGCAGAGTTTGTAACTGCCGTGTTAGCGTTATATGCTTGTACGTTAGTGCCAATTGCCAAACCTAAGTTAGTTCTAGCAGTAGCAGTATTGGATACGTCAGATAGGTTGTTGGTGTTAACTAAGAAACCACCTGCCGTGAAAGCCGCTTGTGACCAAGCCGATCCTGTCCACACATACAGAGTGTTTACTGAGTTGTTCCAGTACAAAGCACCTGTTAACAGGGCATTTCCATCATTGTCTACAGAAGGAGCAGAAGACTTAGAACCTAAGTATCTGTCATCAAAAGCATCGTATGACGCTGCCGCATTAGTTTCACTGGTAGACGCATTGCTTGCACTTGTAGAAGCGTTGGAGGCACTTGTTGCCGCATTAGAAGCACTTGTAGCCGCATTAGATGCAGAAGTAGCTGCAGCAGTAGTCGAACCAAATATCGAATCTATTTCAGTTTTGGTATAAGCATTTGTAATGTTATAGCCAGCAATAGTCGTAGGATTTGTTCCTGCTGTTGCCCGACCATAAGTATCAAAAGTAACAGATTGGTAAGTGCCTGGAGTTACACCAGAAGATGCCAAATCAATGTTGTCCGAATTGACAACAATACGACCAGAAGATGCAGTACCTACATTGAGAGTATTACCTGTCTTTGTAAGACCATCACCCGCAGTAATCTGACCCGCACCTGAGAACTGCGCCCATGTAATAGATGTGCTTCCCAATGTCCCACCTGCATCTATTGTGCAGATAAAGCCAGAATCAGCGTTAGTTGTGCCTTTTTCAACAAAGGTAAAAGCCGCTACCAACTCAGCATAAGTGTCAGCATCTGTTGTGCGTGTCCATGAGCCTGTTGCACACAAGTAAATACCATTTGCAGAAGCCGTAGATTGGTCTTTAACCAAGACCCGATCACCCGCAACAATTGAGATGCCATCAATGGTTTGTGCGCCAGATAAAGTGATATTTGCAGTAGTAGCCGCAACCACAGAGGCTTTTGCATCAATACCTTGGGCTAGTGCATCCACATAACCCTTGGTAGCCGCATCAGAATCGTTTGTGGGGCTTGCCAAACCAGTAATGGTTGCCGATGTACCACTATCCATATCCAATGCGCCAGAGATGGTCACATTGTTGAATGTAGAAGTACCAGAAGCCGCAGTAACATTGCCCGTCAGGTTGCCAGTTACGTTACCTGTAACATTGCCTGTAACTGCACCCGTTACATTGCCTGTTACGTTACCTGTCACTGCACCTGTCAATGGGCCACTAAAGCCTGTCGTAGCAGTAATGTTCGTACCAGTAATAGCAAGGGCAGATGAACCACCGATTACCACGCCATTGATTGTTCCTGCACTAATGGCGGCAGAAGCAATCGTTGCTGCTGTGCTAACAGTAAGGTTAGTAAATGTTCCTGCTGCGGCAGTAGTTCCACCGATAACCGCACCATTTATCGTACCGCCAGTAATCGTGGCAGATGAGTTATCTGTCTTAGTTGCTATGGCAGTAGCAATATTGTTGAACTCTGTATCAATCTCAGTACCCTTAACAATCTTTAAAGGATTGCCAGGCGAGAGATTATCTTTAGTTGCAAAGTTAGTGGATTTTGAATAATTAGACATGGTTTATCCTATCTTGCCTTCTTTGGCTTGAAGTTCAATTTTCTGAATTGACAACTGAGTGCCATTGATAGTGGCTTCGTAACCAGTTTGTACGATCTTACCCGCACTTGAAGCATTGCTTGTCAGTGCTTTAATTGGGATACCGCTTGAATAGTCTGCAACCGCATATTCTCCAACCCCATACTCGAAATAGCCTTGAGGTGGAATAAAGACGTTCTCTGACTGATAAGCACCCGAATAATCAAAAGCCCACTTGATTGTGAGGAACTGATTAGAGCCACCAATCACTAC